CGTTTTGGGCAAAGTTTTGGAAGAAAGTTAAGACTACGTTCGGTGGCAAGGTCAAGCCCACCAAGAAACTGAAAAGCGTTTTGTGGTCTCCGTTCCGTGGGGATAAACTTTATCCGTTCTTTAACGACGAAGGTAAAATGATTGCTTTCTCACGTGAGTATAAAAAGAAGCTCATGGATGATTCGGAGGTCATCTGCTTTATGACTATCACGGACAAAATGGTTTATCAATGGGATTTGTCTAAAGGATATGAAGAAAGAACTCCTTTTGCCCATGGATTCCCAAAACTACCGGTTCTCTATGCTTATCGTCCTGAACCTTATTGTAAGAAGATTAAGACTTTCCGTGTCAGGTTGGAGAAACTACTATCCAACTATGCCGATTGCATCGATTATCATTTCTTCCCATTGCTGAAGCTAATTGGAGATGTAGAGGGCTTCATGGGTAAGGTTAAGGATAGAATGGTCAAACTCACCGGAGAGGGTGCGGATGCCCAGTATCTGACGTGGAACCAGGTGCCAGATACCGTAAAATTTGAAGCAGAAACACTCACTAATATGGCTTATGATATGTCAAACACTCCAAGAATATCCTTTGAGACGTTGAAGGGGGTAGGCAAAGCATCAGGAACCGCTTTCCGCTTTATGTTCATGGGTGCACACATGGCGGTAGAAAATCACGGTGAGGTTATCGGCGAGTTTTTACAGCGGAGAGTAAATTTCATTGTTTCCGCTTTAGGCTCTATCAATCCAACCGAGTTTAGCAAGGCATCGCAGACCATTGACATAGAAACAGAACTGGTTCCATATATGATTGATGATTTGAATGATAAGGTGGCTACTGCCGTTTCCGCTGTCAGTGGTGGCATCTGGTCAACGCGTGAGGGAATCATGTTTGCCGGGAATGCTGATAGGGTAGAAGAGGAGCTTGCAGAAATCAAGGAGAAACAAGGGGCAAAGAATGAGCAAATCGGAAATAAGGGATAAAAAATGCTTCTTAATCAGAAAAATTACGGGGGTTATAATTTTAGTAAAAGAGTAAAGGCTGTTAGGTCTCCTTTGGGGTAACGGTGATTCGATAGGATTACCGTTATTTTTTTGCTATATTCTTGCATGAATGAAACTAATTAGTTACATTTGTGTGTGAATTAAAATATTATATGTCATGCCTGAAATTTGTAGATTCTTTGGTATCATAATAAGTCTTTATTGGAAAGACCATAACCCACCACATATTCATTTTACCTATGGTGACTATGAGTGTTCTATTAGTGTATTGGATAGGATTGTAGACGGCCAAGCGCCTGCAAAGGTTATTGCAAAAGTAAATGAATGGATAGATTTACATGAAGCTGAAATTCTAACCTTATGGGAAAAAGTCCAAAATGGTGAGAAAATAAATAAAATAGAACCTTTAAAATAAACGCTTATGTTACGAGTCGTTGATGTTGATTATATCAAAGATTACGAACTTCTTGTGACTTTCAATGACGGAAGCAAGAAGAACGTTGACTTGAAACCTTATTTGACAGGTGAGGTTTTCGGAGAGTTATTGGATAAAGATAAGTTTATTCAATATGGTTTAACTCGTGTTACTATTGAATGGGCAAATGGCGCTGACCTCGCTCCTGAGTTCTTGTATGAAATTGGAACTGCTGCATAATGAGAGAGAGTACATTATCTGAATTTGCAGAGATTCTTCGTAATAGGCGTAAAGAATTAAATCTTACACAGGAAGAATTAGCTGAAAAGGTGGGAAAGAAGCGTGCCTATATAGCCCGAATAGAGAAAGGAGAAACAGACATGCAACTTTCCAGTTTTATCAGTATTTCTCAGGCACTGGGCATTAAATTGAAAACGGAGTATTAATTTAAGGTTGTATTAAGCAATAATTAAAAGTGTAATATCTGGAATTTGAAATAACAGAAGTGGTAAAAACGCTTCATTTCTATTTTTCTAAGATTGATTTAAGGGTAAGAGCAAAAAATCATAAAATATGATGAGTTCGTATATGGAGTTGAGCCATTGGACTAAAAGAACTGGTGATAGTGATTACTATAAACCTGGATAGTTAGCTAATTCAGTAGAAATGGCAGAAAGTAGGCTTAATATCTATATGAAAGATTTTACATCAGATTATAAAATAAATCCTAATTTTTAAGGATTTATATATAGGCGTGATTCCATTGGTTTCACGCCTTTTTTATATCATTTTACGACAATCGTTTCATTGTCGTGTATCACCTATCTGATAATTTTTCACCTTCTTTATAAATAACGAAATTTACCGTAGAAATTTATAAATCAAATTCATACGGTATGACAATCTTAGAACAAATCTTAGCAGGGCTACAACAGAAATTCGCTGGGGTGGACACTGCTATTCTTACCCGCATTGCCACCAAAAAGGCAGAGGGTGTAACGGACGAGACAAAAGTAAACTCAATTGTTGAGGGTATCAGCTTTTCGGATGTGCTTAATTCCTATGGTGATTTCCGTGCTGGGAATGCTTCCAAGACCGCAGTTTCCAACTACGAGAAGAAACATAACCTTAAAGACGGTAAGCCAATCGAGACTACCACTACTACCAAAACGGAAGAGAATAAAGACGATGTGCCTGCATGGGCGCAAGCTTTAATTGACTCCAACAAGAACCTTTCTGATAAGCTAACACAGTTTGAAGCAGAAAAGGCTCAAGCAACACGTAGCCAGCAGATTTTGGCAAAGGCAAAGGAGTATGGTATTCCCGAAAACTACGCCAAACGATGCGCCATTAAGGACGATGAGGACTTGGACGCATACTTCAAGGACTTGAAGCAGGAGTTTGCGAATGACGGCTTTAAGGGTGTAGTTCCTCCAGATACAGCAAAAAAAGAACTGGAGAATGAGACTCAGGCGTTTGCGAAAATGATTGCAGACGACACTAAAGAAATTGTAGAACAACAAAAACAGTGATTTTATGGCAGCAGGATTTAAGTATAATCTTGAACCGGAAGTTGAGCAGGAAGAACGCTACGACGTAGAAACCGGACGCAGACGCAGAGGCCCGTACAAGTTGGACACAACCAACCTCGTTGTCGGCTCGTACTTGCCCTCATTCACACCGATTGCAGCTGACTTGGTGAAGAAAACATCCCAAGTGGCTATCCGTGTGGAAGTATATGAGAAGTTTACGACAGGCTCCAATACCACATTGAAAATCAAGAAACGTTCTTTGGCTTACAAAGGCATGCACTTGGGTAACGGTGCGCATGGAGCGACAATCAACGCTATTGACAAGGCTGACAAAGCTTTCGATAAATTGACATTGGCGGCAGACTTCGGGGAGGATTTGGAAGCTGGAACAGTTCTTTATGAAGCAACGGCAGCAGACGGAACTACTCCGAAGGTTATTGCAAACTCAGCCCTGTATGAAAGGAAACAGGTAGAGGACGGTATCGTGTTGGTAGCTCTTCTGATGCGCGCGTTTGAAATTGAACCTACCAAGCTGGCAATGCCTTTCGCTGATATTGACAAGGCTAATATGCCGCATTTCCAGTTTAATGCTCCAGATGTTAGACAAGAAAAAGAAACCGTATCTATTCCAAAGGCTTCTTCCAGCCAGGATGGCTTGATGAGTAAGGAAGATAAAGCTAAATTGGATGGGGTTGCAGCACAAGCTAACAAGTATACTTTAACAGCAGCTACGACTTCTGCTCTTGGAGGTGTAAAGCAGGCAGCCAAAGTGAATGATGCATCTGGTACGGTGTCGGTAGAAAACTTTAACGGATTATTGACAGCGTTGAAAAACGCAGGTATAATGGCAAAATAAAGAAAGGAGGACGAATATATGATGCTAACTATTCATACATTGTTTAATGACCCGAACATTGTAAATGCAGTGATTCAGCGTGTCCTCAAGACAAGAAAGGACACAATTTATTGGCAGCAGTATTTGGGCTTCCGTAGGACTACTACTCGTGTATTTAAAGACTACATCGGTCAGGTTACTGGCGTGATGGCTGGTTCCATCAACTCCCGTTATGGCGAAAAGCCTATCCGTGAACGCAGGAATATCGGTTCCGGATATGGTGAGATTGCCTATTTGGGTGACCGCTATCAAATCTCAATCGACCGTTTGTCTGACTTGCAGGACTTGATAGATAAGTATAATGCCGCCAAACCGGAAGACCAGAAAGCAGCCATGCGTGACATCGTGGACTTCATCTATGACGATTACCGTCAGGTATTGCTGGCACCGCACAAGCGTATGGACATTATCGTAGGCTCTCTGTTGATGACTGGAGCAGCAAGCGTGAAGAACAAGGACGACAATGCCGGAGGAATTGACTTATTGAACATCGACTTGCCGTTCAAGTTTATCAAGCCGGACACAGAGGATAAAGACTATTTCGTCACTTACTTGCAGCAGAAACTGAATGAGCTGAAATCTATTTACGGCACATTCCCCAAGATGATTATGAGCCGTGGCACATTCGTCAAGAACATCATCGGGTCAAGCGAGTTCGGTGATAAGTTCAAGATGCAGCTTACAGGCAACGAGATGTATATGTCCACCGGGATTATCACTTCGCAACTGGCTTCTGCTATTTTTACGGGTATCGGACTTCCGGCTATTGAAATCAAGGAAGATTATGTGGTAGACCAAACAGGTAAGAATATCCCCATTTATGCAGATGGTCGTATTTCCCTGCTTCCGCAGGATAAAATCGGTTATATGCGCTTCCACACTCCTTATGAAGCTGTGGATGGTGTACCGGGACGTAATTACACTCAGGCAGATGGCGATATGCTGATTTCAGGTTACAAGAACGGCAATGGTCGCTATTTGGAATACACAGCCGAATGGATTCCGCAGATTGCGAACCCGAACCTGATTGTGAACTTCGATTTGAGTGAGATGAACGCATGACAGTAAACGATTATATATTGCAGAAGTTTCAGACCTTCGGCGTTAACTTGTCGGAGGCTGACCTTTTCGATATATGTCTGAACGCAAAGATAAGCGGAGGGAGTGAGATGAACGAGGATTGCCAAACACGGGTGTCGGTGGCAATTGCGAAGTTCATCCCCTCTCTATTGCTTCGTGCCACTTCCATCAGCGAAAGCGGTTTTTCTATGTCTTGGAACATTCAAGGCATTAAGGATTACTATTCATTTCTGTGTAAACAGTACGGTTTGAAAGACGAACTGGGTAACAAACCTAAAGTGACTTTCTTATGATATTCGCTCCACACATATTGCAGGTAAAAGTTATCACCCCGATGGATAAGGATGAGTTTGGCAGACCTATTCCCGGAACAGGTGGTGAATACTGGCAGGAAGTATGCAAGTGCCGTTGTGATGATAACACTACCAAAGAGTTTTCATCTGATAACGGCTCTGTGTATCGTCCGAATTATCATGTGGTATGCGAGAAGAGAATTACTGTCAAGGCTGGTGATGAAGTACGTTGCATGGATGGTGATAGCGTAAGAGGTCAAGGCGAAGTTTATACAGTGAAGAGTACAAACTACTTTAACTACTCGGAATTATGGATGTAGATTTCGATTTCTCAGATGTCGACTCCTTTTTCGATGAAGGAGAATGGGAGGTCGAAAAGAAGATGATTGATGTAGGCGATGAAGCCGTGAAGTACGCAGAGGAACATGGGGATTATCAAGACCATACACTCATTTTGAGAACGTCCAATGATTACGATGTCGATAAAGACGGTTTGACATTGAAAAACGAAGCGGAATACGCATCATTCGTAGAATCTAAAGGGTATGATGTTTTGAGTAGTGCTGCTTTATATGCGGAGAAACGATTAAAAGAAGAATTTGAATGATAGTAACCACCGACATAGGAAACATCCTCTACCGGGATTGCAAGGCTTTCGGGATAGGTATAGTGCCAGCAGGAGAAACGCTGACGGGTGAATTGAAGTCCGAAAGGATTGTCATCCACACGAAGAAACAACAGCCGGGAAAGTATTGGAAGAAATCTTTCGCAGAAGTGAATCTATGTGTACCCAATTTAAGCGAGAATGAAGCGAACACAATCCGGCTTAACGAACTTGAAAGAAAGGCTGGCAAGCTGCTTGATGATGTAGTAAGTACCTATGACGGTACAACCTATCGTTACTCTATCGAATCAATTGGTACGGAAGCGGATACGGCCTTGAAATGTCATTATGTGAATGTGAGAATTTTATTTGAAGTAATAAATGTAAAACTATAAGATTATGATTTCAGCAGTAGGAATAAAAAGAATCTTGTTTGCCGATATTGATAAGGTAACGGCAGACATTACCCCCGAAATCGCAAAGACTTTGATTCAAGCCGCTATCAAAGCGAAAGATGAGGTTTTGAATGTACACGGGGAAACGTGGCAGATTGAGGAAACGGAAGCCTCTGTCACTGGGTACAAGAACCAATTAACGGGAAAGAATTACCGTTACGATGATGTGCCGGGAGAAGTATCGCCCGCTTTCTCTATCGGACAATATGACTGGAAGACCAAGAAAGCGTTCATGGGTGGCGATGTTATTCAGGCAACATCTAAAGATGTGGGTTGGAAGCGTGCTTTGGATAAAGTTATTATCAACAAAGCATTGTTCTGTCTGACCGATGATGATGTCTGGTTCATCTTCCCAAAATGCCGTATTGTTTCTCGTGAAGCCAATACGGATAAGGCAATTGCAATCGCTGTAAAGGGCTTGGTGCAGGAACCGGGAATTGAAGGCGTTTCTTCTGAGTATAACTACGAAGAGGGGCAGATTAAAGCTTTGCAGGCATGAACTACAGTAACCATTGTACCTACTCCTTCCGATGCGACCGTAAAGCTGGACGGTGTAACGGTCAAGTCAAAGCAGGTGAATGCTGGGGCTACCGTTCACTATGAAGTGTCGAAAGTGGGGTACGTCACTCAGTCAGGAGATATTAAAACCACTCCTTCTGAAGTTGATACCACTCTTAAAAAAGAGATAACATTGGTAAAAGCACAAGAGTGATAACCGGGGGATGGATATATACCATTCCCCCTTTTAGTTTAAGAATATGAATCAAGCAGCAAAAACGGTTTCTGATGCTTTGTTAGGGCTGGATTTCATGAATGTGGAGATAGGAGGGATGGTTTATACCATTAAACCTCCTACAATTAAAATTATCTGTCGTGCCATTCATCATTTTTCCAATATCGGCATGACTGGAGATAATGTCATGGAAGCTATTAAAGAACTTCCTGAAATTACTGGAGATATGCTGAAAGGCATTTCTTGTTTCATCTGTGGCAGTGAGGAACTGGCTGATAATTTGGAGAACGGGACTTTTGAAGAAGTTAGGAATGCTTTGGAGGTGTGTTTTTCCATAATGGATATTTCGGCTTTTCAGTGTGTCAGCTCGATGAGGAACGTGTCGATGCTGGCAGCAAAACCGAAACAGTAGGAAACACAACGTTCTTCGGGCAGATAGCCCATTTGATTGACACGCTGCATCTGAGTTATACAGAAGTGTTTGAGATTATCCCTTATCGGAATCTGCTGATGATGCAACGGGATAAATTACGCGCAGTATATGGTGGTCAGAAGGTGAATAGAATCAGTGGTAAGGAATTGGCTAATCGTAGGAAAAAGAAATAGATATGTCAAAATTATATTTTAAGATAGGTAGTGACTGGGAAGAAGTTGTAAGACTTCGTAATGAAATTGCAAAATTAAAGCAGGAGTTAATGAGCATGGATGGCACGCAGTCTCCTGCTGCTTTCAAGGCTTTGAATGCCCAACTTGCTGCATCCAACCAAAGATTGGATGAGTTGGTGACTAATGCAGCCAAAGCTGGAGCGGAGATGGAAACGGGATTCAAAAGGAAAATCTTCGATGCTTCCCAGGCCGTGAATGGATTCACAGAGAAGATTCTTGCTCAAAAAGCGGTAGTTAAGGATATTGAAGCGGATGTAAAACGACTTGGGGATGCTTATCGTATAGCATTGAAAAGGAATCCGTTATCAGCAAATGGCAAGTTAGAAGAATACAATGCTGCCCGCAAAGCTCTTGATGAAGAAAAGGCGGCTTTATTTGGATTAACCCAACAACAAGCCGAAGCGCGTCTTTCCGTAAAGAAACTTCGGGATGAATACGCCCTTTACAATGATAATGCTAAGGAAATCGTAGAAAGTAACAACGGTATCGCTATTTCTTGGAAGAAAGCATTGGCGGTTATTGGTGGTGCTGGAGTATTAAAGGCATTAGGTTCTGAAATAATTCGTGTTCGTGGAGAATTTCAATCTATGCAGACCGCTATTGAGACTATGGTTGGAAAGGATATGGCAGGGCAACTGATTCCGCAAATCAAGGAGCTGGCTAAGATTTCTCCACTTACTATGTCAGATATGGTTGGAGCAGAAAAGATGATGCTTGGATTTAACATACAAGCAGAAGACACTATCAAATACTTGAAAGCCATTAGTGATATTTCTATGGGGGAATCCAGTAAGTTCAATTCGCTGACTTTGGCATTTTCACAGATGTCAGCAGCGGGTAAACTTATGGGGCAGGATTTGAATCAAATGATAAACGCTGGATTCAACCCGTTACAGATTATCTCCGAAAAGACCGGAAAATCTATCGCAACTTTGAAAGATGAAATGTCCAAAGGTGCTGTTTCCGCTGAAATGGTTCAACAGGCATTCATTGATGCAACTTCCGCAGGTGGTAAGTTCTATAATATGTCTGAGAATGCTTCAAAGACTATCAATGGTCAGTTGTCTATGATGCAGGATGCTTTGGATTCCGTGTTTAACGAATTGGGAACTAAGTCGGAAAGTGTTATCATGGACGGTATTCAAATGACAACTTCGTTGATTCAGAATTATGAAACAGTAGGTAAGGTCTTGGCTGGATTAGTGGTTACTTATGGTACATACCGGACCGCAGTGATGCTTGTTACTGCTGCCGAAAGTAAACATACTCTTGTGGAGATTGGACTTACCAATGCTCGTTTATTGGCAAGAAAGGCGCAGTTGGCTCTTAATGCTGCTATGCTTACTAATCCTTATGTAGCATTGGCTACGGTGGTTGTTGGATTAACAGCTACTATGTGGGCATTCAGAGATTCTACAACCGCTGCTGAAAAAGGAACAAGGAGGTATAATGAAGAACAAGAAAAAGCGACCAAACTTGATAGAGAACGGAAACAAAAAATAGACGGTCTTATTCAAAGCTCTCGTGATATTGCATTGTCTGACTTGCAGCGAGGTGAAAGTTTGGCGGTATTACGAAGCGAATATCCCAAGATATTTGCCCAATACGATATTGAATCAATTAAACTTGCTGACATACTTCAATTAAAACAACAAATAGCCAAAGAGGATGCAAAGCGCGCAGGCGAGGAAGTTGCAAGAAGTTTTGAAGCTGCTAACAAAGCTGTTTCAGACTATGAAAATGCCCTTTCTGCCAAACAAATCAATGGTGGTAAATTAACACAGCAGGAAATAAACAAGTTAAAAGAACTTCGCTCTTATAGAGACCAATTTCTTGTTGATAAAGGTAAAGGTATCTCTGAACAGTTCATATCCAATCTTAAAGATGTTGATATTAGTGAGTTTGACCGCTACATCTCTGAGTTAGAAAAGAGTATCAAAGGGAAAGGTAAAAATGGAACTGTGAAACTTCGTTTGCCTATTGATATTAAGGGTACTTTGTCTGATGAAGCAATCTATAATGTGAAAGACATAAAAACACTTATAGATACAGCAAAATCAGTCAAGCAAACCCGAATTGATTCAGAGAAGAATAAAACCACCTACAAGCAGGATTATGAGAAAGCAAAGAAAGACTGGGATGATGCTAAGAAGAAACTTTCTGAAATAGAAAAGGATAAATCCAAGTTTACTTCAAAGCAATATGAAGAAGCTAAGAAACGAGTAGAAACAACTGAAAAAGCCTATAAAAATTTAGGTGGTATTACCGGAAGTTCATTAACCAAGCAGGAAAATCAAGCCAAGAAAGAAGCCGAAAACCGACTTAAACAGCAAGAACAGCTTGCCGAACAACTTCTTTCCCTCCGCCGTAAGAACCAGCAGGATGAAATCAACCTCATGGCTGATGGAACAGAAAAGAAGCTGGCTCAGATTGACTTGGACTATCAGAAAGAACTGGATGCCATTAAAAAACAGCGCAAGGATTGGGAAACGGCGCAAGGTGGAAAGCTGACCGACAAACAAGAGGCGAAGCTTGGCACATGGGCTTCCAATGCCGCTAAAAAAAGGGAAAGCGATATTGATTCAACAAGTAAAGCCAAGCTCGAAGCCGACAAAAAAGCATGGCAGGAGTATTTCATTGAGTTCGGCAACTACCAGGAAAAACGAAAGAACCTTATTCAGAAGTATGATGATGAGATAGCGAAGCTGCAATCAGACAGCCCCGAATATGCCATCAAGGTAGCCGAAAAGAATCAGGCTGTAGAGCAACTGGATGAACAGTATGGCAGAACTACCCATGCAATGGCTGATTTGTTCGAGGATGCGAGTAATAAATCCGTTTCCGCTATTCAAGACATCATAGACAAGTACGAGGCCCTTATTGAATACATGTCCGGTACCGATAAAGATATTTCTATTGCCGATTTGAAAGGAATAGGCTTTACCGATAAGGACATTGAAAAGATAGAAAAGGGTGAAATTTCCATAAAGGATGTAACGGATGCAATCAGGGGACTAAAGGATGAGCTGAAAGGTAAATCACCATGGCAGGCTTTCGTCTCTGACTTGGAGAAAGGGATAGAAGCCATAAAAAAGGGTGGCAGTGATTCCAAGAAAGTCGGTCAAGGCATCACCGATATAGGAAATGCCGTAACGTCTTTTGCTCCTGCATTGGGTGAGTTCGGTTCTAACATCGCCAACATATTCGGTGTCAGTGATTCCGCCATAACAGGAGTTACCGATGCTTTAGGAGGATTGGGCACTACAGCCATTGGTGTCGGACAAATCATGTCCGGTGACATTGTTGGAGGTGCAATGAGTGCAGTCAGTGGAATCTCTTCTGTTGTATCTGCGTTTGAAGGGTTGTTCGGTGCTGACTATTCTGATTACGAAAACATGAAAGCCCAATATGAGACATTGATAGCCATTTGGGATGAGCTTATAACCAAGAAGATGGACTACATCGACATCGACTATGGGACGGAAGCGATAAAAGCGGCAGAAGAAGCCGAACAGCTTGTAAATATTCAGATAAGCAGGCAAAGGCAACTAATCAAGCAGCTTGCATCCAGCGGGGCAAGTGCCGGCTCCCACTCATTGGGATACCGTATAAATGACAGATTGTCCAAGGAGGACTATCAACGAATTTCAGGTTTAGTCGGGCAAAAGATTACAGCGGAATATCAGTTGTGGGATTTGTCTTCCGAACAGATAGAAAAGATACTTTCCGATGAAAAACTGGTTTCTGTACTTGATACCGTCAACAAGGATTTTGTTACTTATTTGCAGAATATTGTAGATTATGGAGAACAACTTACCGAGATTGCACAAAAAGAAAAAGAGGCTATTACTGGAATAGGCTTCGATGAGTTTAAAAACGGTTATGCTGATTTGCTTTCTGATTTGGACAGTACCAACGAGGACTTTGCAAATAATTTTGAGAAGTATTTGCAGAAAGCCATCTTCCAATCACTTATTGCCAATGAGTACAAGGACAAAATCAAAGAACTGTATGATGCGTGGGCGAATTACGGGAAGGATGGTCTGTCTTCCGATGAAGCGCGAGAAATTCGTGATATGCAGGCGCAATTAACAGATAGTTTGCTTGCAGAGCGAGAACAGCTAATGAAAGATTTTGGATGGTCTCTTTCTACCGAGCAGCAGTCAGCTTCATCCAAAGGCTTTCAGGCAATGAGTCAAGATACCGGCGAAGAGTTGAACGGGCGGTTTACAGCATTGCAGATTGCAGGAGAAGAGATAAAGAATCAGAATATTATTCAATCTCAATCACTTAATCTACTGACAGTAAAAGCAGATGCTCTACTTTCCATAAATACGGAAACAAGGAATATCGCTGATGATACGCGAGATTTGATAGCACAATCTTATCTTGAATTGGTTCAGATTTCGGAAAATACAGGAGCTATTGTAAAACCAATCATTCAAATTCAGAAAGATATGGCAGAAGTGAAAAACAATACATCTAAATTATAAACTATGTCAGATTTATTGATAAATACCCAAGACGCCTACACAACATGGGGGGTAAGAATGGGAGAGGGCTTTCTTGATGTACTTGGGGCATCATCACCCATGAAAGAATTTATAGAAAATAAGTCCCGGTTGGAACATGGAAAACGTGTGATAATCAATGACCCCAAAATAGATGAACGGGAAATAACACTTTCTTTTACAATTGAAGGAAATTCCCAATCCGACTATCAAGCAAAGAAAAAAGCTTTCTTTGAAGAATTGTATAAAGGTGTGGTTGATATTCAAGTTCCGGCTAACAGTAATGAGATTTATCATCTGATTTATCTTGGGAAAAGCGTTGCTTATGCACAGAGTTTAGACCAGACTTTCGGAAAAATTTCAGCCAAGTTTAACGAGCCAAATCCGAGCCCGGAAGGGCGAAAGTAGATGATAGGGTGTGGATAACACACCCTATTTAGTTTATTCTACTTTTACGTTTATGTTCTTTCCACAATGGGGACAAGTAAGGGAGAGACTGTCTTTCTTTGGTTGCTCAAATAATTCAGAAATATCACACTCAATAGCACTTGCAATACGCTCCAACACTTCTATTGATGGATTACCATTTATATGCTGAGACAACCCGGTCGGAGTGATATTCATTCTTTTGGCAACTTCTCGGACTTCTAATCCATGTTCTTTAATCGCTTTCTTAATATTCAAACCCATAGCTTTGATTTTTAAATTTAATGCAAAGTTACTGTATTCTTAATAATCAAAGTTATCGCTTTGATTAAATATGGTTAAAATGAAGTTTTTGCTTTGATTTTATTTTGCTTAATCAAAGTTATCGCTTATATTTGCAACATCAAATTAAAGCGATAAAAGTAATAACGCATAAAATATTAAGATTATGAACCGTTACGATTTAAGTAGAATAATGAAGTCTGCCCATCAGATAAAGAAGTACATGAAACTGTATTCTCTTACTCACGGTGTGAAGACTTGGGCAGACTGTTTGAAACTTGCTTGGGCTAACGAAAAGAAGCGTGTGTCTGACGAAGAAGCGATAAACGCAGAGAAAGAAGCCATGAAAGCCGCTTTGGCACAACCTGCAAAACGCAGTTCTTATGATGATTTGTCGATACCTCAATCAGCGTATTACAATCCGTATAGTTACGGGCGTTTCGGTGCTCATTATGTGGGTGATTAAAAGAAAGTACTAACATAAAATATAAAAGTTATGGCAACAATTCAATTGAGAGAAAGCGATAGAAGTAGGGCAATTAACCTTAATCGCAAAAATGATTATGGTTTGGATAATAAACAGATGATGCGCCTTATCAATGCCCACCGAAAAGGCGATGCGTACAAGCGTGCTTTGATAGAGTTTCGCTTGACTGATATAAACTTTCATCGTGAAGTCGAAATGCTAATGAACGGCAAGTATGACGAATTAAAAGAAGAAGTAAAAAAGTGGTAACATAAGTTTATAAGGTGATTTGCAGAGTATAACACATAAAATATAAACGATTATGGTAACAGAAATTAATATTGAAGAGATAAAGAACGTATTTACAACCGATTATTACTCAATATTTTATAGATAATAAGTCAGAAATATGGTTGTTATTTTTAATTGCACATTCTA